TACCGGCCGGTGTCAAGGAAACGGGCCGGACTCAGGAATCGAGGAGCCTACTGATGGCCAAACTCTATGACGCCTACGGAAACCTGGTGGACCTCGGCCGCCTGCGCGAGGACGTCGCCGCCCCGAACCTGGTATCGGTCCGCTCCATCTGGGGCGAGCACCCGACCCGCGACCTGACGCCCCAGAAGCTGGCCCGGCTGCTGCTGGACTCGGAGGAAGGGGATCCGGAGTCCTACCTGGCGCTGGCCGAGGAGATGGAAGAAAAAGATCTGAACTACCGCAGCCAGCTCGGAACCCGGAAGCTGGCCTGCGCCGGCCTGCCCCTGGTGGTGGAGGCCGCCAGCGACGAGACACCCGACCAGAAGGCGGCCGACTTGGTGCGCGAGGTGCTGCAGGCCGAGGAGATCGAGGACGTCCTCATGGACCTCCTGGACGGGATCGGCAAGGGCTTCGCTGTCTGCGAAATCGGCTGGGAGACCTCCGGGCGGGCCTGGATGCCGTCCATGCTCCCCTGGCGGGACCCGCGCTGGTTCTCCTTCGACCAGGTCGACGGCCGAACTGTGCGGCTGAAGGAGCCGTCCGGACCTGTCTCGCTGCCGCCGTTCAAGTTCCTCGTCCACAGGCCCAAGCTCAAGAGCGGCCTGCCCATCCGGGGCGGTCTGGCGAGAGCCTCCGCCTGGAGCTACCTCTTCGCGAACTACGGGCTGAAGGACTGGGTCGGCTTCTGTGAGCTGTTCGGCCAGCCCGTGCGCCTGGGCAAGTACCCAGCCGGGGCCGCCCAGGACCAGATCGAGATCCTGGAACGGGCCGTGCGCAACATCGGTTCCGATGCCGCCGCCGTGATCCCCGACGGCATGGTGATCGAATTCGTGAAGGCGGAGGTCTCAGGAAGCGCGGACCTCTACGAGAAGCTGCTGCGCTACCTCGATGAGCGGGTGACCCTGGCCGTCCTGGGCCAGACGCTCACCAGTGGGCAGACCAAGGGCGGAGGCGGCAGCCTGGCCCTGGGGCAGGTCCACAACGAGGTCCGCAAGGACATCATGCGGACCGACGCACGGCAGCTATGCGCCACGCTGGCCCGCGACCTGGCGCGCCCCCTGGTGGACCTGAACCTGGGACCGCAGGCGCGATACCCGAAGGTCCGGCTCCAGATCGACGAGCCGGAAGATCTCGACCGGCTCTCCACAGCCCTGGAACGCCTGGTTCCCCTGGGCCTCGAAGTGGAACAGAGCGTGGTCCGGGACAAGCTGGGCCTGCCTGATCCCGGCAAGGGGAAGGACGTGAAGCTGCTGCGCGCGCCCGCACAAGCCGCGCCAAACCAGACGCAGAAACCCGACCAGCCCGCGCAGGCGGCCCAGGCCGCCCACGCCCAGGCCCAGCCCGGTCCCGACGCCCTCGACCGCCTGGCCGAGCAGGCGCTCTCGGACTGGATCCCCCAGCTGGCCCCGCTCGCCAATCCCCTGATCCAGGCGATCCAGCAGGCCCAGACCTACGACGAGCTGCGGGCCGCCCTGGCCGTGGCCGCCCAGTCCATGGACCCGACCGCCCTGGCCGAGGCCCTCGCCCAGGCCTCCTTCGGCGGCGCGCTGGCGGGCAACACGGGGGCCGACCTTGCCGATTGAGCTGAAGCTCCAGCCGCCCAAGGAGGCCGTGGAGGCATTCGCGGCCCGGGGCCTCCTGGTCACCGGCTCCTGGCAGTCCCTCTGGCAGGAGGAACACGCCCGGGCCTTCACGGTGGCAAACCTGACGCGGATGGACCTGCTCCAGGAGGTCTACTCGGCGGTCGACCAGGCCATCAAGGGCGGCCAGGACTACCGGGCCTTCGCCAAGGGCCTGGTCCCCAAGCTCCAGGCCGCCGGCTGGTGGTCCCAGCCCGTGCCCGAAGGCAAGCCCCTGACCCCCTCCCGGCTGCAACTCATCTACGACGCGAACCTGCGGGTGAGCTACGCCGCCTCCCAGTGGGACCGGATCCAGACCCTCAAGCAGCGCAAGCCCTTCCTGTTCTACAGCACCATGAAGGATGTCCGGGTGCGCCCGGCGCACCGGCGCTGGGAGGGGATCTGCCTGCCCGTGGACCACCCCTGGTGGACCACCCACACCCCCCCGAACGGCTGGCGCTGCCGCTGCCTGGTCCTCCAGCTCAGCCAGAAGGAAATGGAGGAGATGGGACTCGAGGTGACGCCGGACGAGGTTCTGCCCACCGGCACCAAGACGTTCACCAACCGCGTGACCGGCGAGGTCACCACGGTCCCGGAGGGCATCGACCCCGGCTGGGCCTACAACCCCGGCAAGTCGGCCTGGGAGAGCCTGGGCCAGCTCGTAGGGCAGAAGATCCTGGCCTCGGACCCCCGCGCGGCCTCGGAAGTGGCCCGGGCCGCCGGAGAGTCCTTCACCGCGCCCCTCTCCAAGCGCCTGGCGCAGTGGGCAGGGGAATTGCAGTCCGGGACGCTCAAGCCCACTGGGAACCAAGTGGTGGTGGGTGCGCTGGAGCCCAAGGTTCTGGATTTCCTGGCAGCGGCGGCCCTAGAACCCGAGACGGCGGCCCTCAGCCTTTCCGACCGGGAGTTCCTGCATATGATCCGCCCCGCCAAGGCGGGCCGGGGCGCTGCCTGGCCCCTGCCCATGCTCCTGGACCTGCCGGATCTGCTCGCCAAGCCTGAAGCCATCTACTGGGACACCCAGGAGAGCGCGCTGGTCTACGCCTGGAGTGCGCAGGACCAGGCCGCCAAGGCCGTGGTGCGCGTGAACTACCGTACGAAATCGGAAGGCTTGAAGATCCGGACGAACCTCATCAAGACCACCGGCCTGGTGGCACCCGAGGACCTGGAGGTAAGTCGCTACCAGAGAATCCAATGAATCGAGGGGCCGCTGGAGGGGATTCGAACCCCTGAACCGACCGGCGGAATCCTCCGCCCGCTGCCACACCGCTCTGCCCTAGTGGCCCCGACTTGAATATACGCCTCCCGTTTGGATCGTCCAGAGTTGATGAATGATCATTGACTCTTGACCGTCTCGCGGGGAAAGTAGTCCCCAGGCCTTAAGAAGCCGCCGTGGCAAACGACCTTGGTCGGGTTGCCTCTTCAGGAAATACAAGACCCCGGATAGGGGAAATACCGGGGGCCGTCCACGGCGGCTTCTTAACAACCCGGCCGCCAGGCCGATCCTGGCACCCCTGGGCAAGGCTTAAGAACCGGGCCCGGCCGGGGTGTGGATCCCCGGATCACCGTAGGAGGCAGTATGGGAGCCGCGCGGCAGACTCGATCTGTCGGTGTGGGCATGCTGGATCGTGCCGGGTTGATCTTCGGGCTGGAAACGGGCCCAGGACCCTCGCCGGCTTCCCGGGCCACCTCACCACCCGGGGGAAACTACCGCAAGGACTAAACAGGTTCTAAACGCCCTCACGGGCCGATCCGGGCGAGGGTTTGAAACCATTTTAGGAGAGGGAGGGGGGCCGGCGGGCGAGGGTGGGGTTTTCGAGGCCCCCTTTGCCCATCCTTCTGGAAGCCAGCCACGCCACCCAGCTCCCCCTCACCGGGGAACCGCTGGCATGGATCCATGTCCTGCCCATGGGGGATTTCCGTGGCCGCGATGGCCGCGGTCCCTATGTCGTGCGATCGGCCCAGGCCGTCATCGACGAGACTCTCGCCTACGCCGCCGGGGCGGACCTGGTGGTGGACTACGAGCACCAGACTCTCACGGCCAAGGACCACTCCGGGCCTGTCCCGGCGGCTGGGTGGCTGCGTGAATTCGAGGCGCGCGAGGACGGCATCTGGGGCCGGGTGGAGTGGACACCCACCGCCTCGTCAGCCCTGGTAGCCAAGGAATACCGCTACTTCAGCCCCGTCTTTGACTACAACCCCCGGACGGGTGAGGTCGCGCGCATGAAGCTCGGCGCCCTCACCAACGTCCCCAACCTGCAACTGCAGGCGGCAGCGAGCCGCCAAGGAGATTTCATGGACGAACTCATGGAGCGGTTGTGCTACCTGCTCAACCTGCCCCTCACCACCACCAGGGAGGAGATGAAGGCCCAGCTGGACAAGCTGAAGGGCCTGCTCGACCAGGCTGCCTCCGCGGCCGCCGCCTCCGCCGAGCTGGCCAAGGCTGTGGGTCTGGATTCCGCCTCCGCCCTCCCGGCGATCGTCACGGCCGTCCAGTCCCGCCTGGCCCAGGCTCCGGACCCTGCCCAGTACGTGCCCATGGCCCAGTACGACCAGGTCGCCAATTCCCTGGCCGACCTCCAGAAGGTCACCCAGGGGGCCGAGGTGGAGCGCTTGGTCACCGAGGCCATGACGGCCGGCAAGGTCCCCCCAGCGCTCAAGGACTGGGCGATGGACTACGCCTCCCGGGATCGGGACGGCTTCAAGAAGTACGTGGATGGCGCACCCGTCATCACCGGCGACTCCCACATGCGGGAAGTCCCCCCGGCGGGCGGCGCCAAGGCCCTCACCCCCGAGGAGGAGACCGTCGCTCATGCCATGGGCCTGAGCCCCGAAATCTACCTCGCCGCCAAGAAGGAGGTCTAGCCAATGACCGCTTGCACCAAGGACCGCAACACCGGCCGCCGCTCCGGGCGGCTCTTCCGGGACCCCGTCGCAGCCAGCGTCAAGATCTTCGCGGGGAGCCTCGCGGCCCTGGATGCCTCCGGCAATGCCGTGCCGGGCACAGCCACCACCGGCCTGATGGCGCGGGGGCGGGCCGAGGAGACTGTCGACAACCTCACCGGCCTGGCCGGGGCTCAATCCATCGACATCCAGGCCGGGATCTTCGGCTTCGCCTCGGATGGCGCCCTCACCCGGGCCAACATCGGCAAGGTGGTCTACCTGGTGGACGACCAGACGGTCTCCGCCACCTCGACCGGCCGGAGCGCCGCGGGCGTCCTGGTGGACCTGGATGGGGACTGTGCCTGGGTCGCCGTGGGGGAGCCCGAGCGCTACACGGTCCCCGATGGGAGCATCGGCACTGCCGCCCTGGCGGCGGGAGCCGTGACGGCGGCCAAGCTCGCCGACGCCATCAAGCCGACTCACCGTGTCATCGCTGCCGGGATCTACACCTGGGCCGGTGGCGCCGCCACCACGGCTTCCATCGCCGTAACGGGTCTGGAGGCCACGGACATCGTCCAGGCCACCCTCGTGGCGCGGGCCTCCACCGAAACCCTGGTCCTGGCCGCCAACGACGCTGTGAACGACCAGATCGACCTCACCCTCTCCGCAAACGGAACGGACGGAACCACCAAGGTCGCGTACTCCGTTCTGCGGGCCATCGGATAAGGAGCCACTCAGATGATCCTTAATGCCTCCACCCTCGCCAGCCTGACGACCGGGTTCAAGGCGTCGTTCCAGAAGGGGTTCTCCTCCGCCACGAGCCTGTGGCAGCGGGTGGCCACCTTGGTCCCCAGTACGACTTCCGAGAACACCTACGCCTGGCTGGGCGAGTTCCCCATGCTCCGCGAGTGGATCGGCGACCGCCAGGTCAAGAACCTCAGCCAGTCGGACTACTCCCTCAAGAACCGGAAGTTCGAGTCGACGATCTCCGTCAAGCGGGATGCGATCGATGACGACCAGTACGGAATCTACGCCCCCCTGTTCGAGTCGATGGGGCAGGCGGCCGCGAGCCACCCCGACGAGCTGGTCTTCGCGCTCCTGGCGGTGGCGTTCGGCACCAAGTGCTACGACGGCCAGTTCTTCATCGACAGCGACCACCCGGTCGGGGCCGGCACCGTCTCAAACTCCGGCGGAGGCTCCAGCCACCCCTGGTTCCTCCTGGACACCACCCGGCCCCTCAAGCCGCTCATCTTCCAGAAGCGGCGCGACTATGCGCTCAAGGCACTCACGGATCCCGGCCAGGAGAACGTCTTCATGCGGGACGAATACCTGTACGGGACCGACGCCCGCGCCAACGTCGGCTTCGGCTTCTGGCAGATGGCCTACGGCGCCAAGGTCACCCTGGACGCGACGGCCTTCGAGACTGGTTTCAAGGCCATGGAACTCTTCAAGAGCGACGAGGGGCGGCCCCTGAACATCAAGCCGAACCTCCTGGTCGTGGGGCCGAGCCTCCGCGCCGCCGCCAAGGCTCTCATCGAGGTCGACCGCCTGGCGTCCGGGGCGAGCAATCCCAACTACAAGGCCGTCGAGGTGCTGGTCGTGCCCTGGCTGGGCTGACCCAGGACTGAGCTGACGACGTCGTGAACACGGTGGGCGGCCGCCTCCGCCCACCTCCTCTTCCAACCACCCCAGGAGTCCCCATGGCTGATACCCCCAAAACGATCCCCGCCCTCAAGATCCGGGCCGTGCCCCCCAAAGGCTTCTGCCGCGCCGGGCGCCGCTGGGCTCCCGAGCCCCAGGTCGTGCCTCTCTCTGCCCTCGACCGGAAGCAGATCGCGGCCCTTCGCGCGGAGCCGAACCTCGTGGTCGAGGACGTCGAGATCACCCCCGAGCCGGAGGCCTGAGGATGGGCTACTGCACCGTCCAGGACCTGGTGGACCGCTTCGGCGCGCCCGAGCTGGGCCAGATCACGGACCTGGAGCACGGCACCACCCTGGCGGCTGCGGTGGCCCAGCGGGCGATCGACGACGCGACCTCCGAGATGGACAGCTACCTGGCCAGCCGCTACGGGCTCCCCCTCCCGACG